CTTTCTGGTTGGCGTTCTTTTGGCCTGACAGATTCATTGTCATGTTGTCACGCACCGAACGTGAAGCGGCGAAACTGTTGCAGAAATCCAAGTATGGCTACAAGTTCTTGCCGCAGTGGATGAAGGAACGTGGCTCTGATCTGGTTGTTGATAACCAGTTGAAGATGACGTTTGCTAATGAGTCGTCGATTGAGTCGCTTCCTAGCGGTAACGATCCTGCTCGTGGCGAGTCTGTGTATCTGGTGATTGTTGACGAGATGGCGTTCTTGCCGAACCCTGAGGAAGCATGGGCTTCTATTGAGCCGATTGCTGACGTTGGCGGTCGGGTTATCTGCCTTAGTACCGCTAATGGTTCAGGCAATTTCTTTCACTCTTTGTGGGTTGGGTCTCAAACAGGGAACAATGCGTTTGCGGGTCTGTTCTTCCCTTGGTCGGCTGGTGACCGAGGGGAGGACTGGTACGAGTCAAAGATCAGAACGATGGCGTCGTGGCAGTTGCATCAGGAATATCCACGTAACGCTGATGAGGCGTTTATCAAGTCAGGTAACCCTGTGTTTGATATTGACGCGTTGGATTCGTATGAACCTGTAGAACCTGATCGTGGTTATGTCCATGTCCTTAGTCATAAGAACATGGATTTTCGTCTGGCGAAAGACGGTGAGTTCCATGTGTGGGATTATCCTCGCCCTGACGGGGTGTACGTTATTGGTGCTGACGTTGCTGAAGGCTTAAGTCATGGCGACTATTCGTCGTGCCATGTGATTGACGCTCGTGACATGCGTGTTGTAGCCCACTGGCACGGACATATCGAGCCAGACTTGTATGGCGATCTGTTGGCGGAGATTGGCTGGTGGTACAACACAGCGCTGTTGGGTGTTGAAAATAACAATCACGGTCTCACCACGTTGAAGGCGGCGCAACGTTATTCGTATCGGAACTTGTACCGTTCCCGTCGTTTACAGCAACGGAACCCAGAAGCCACAGAGGTGTTGGGTTGGCGCACGACAACGGCGACTAAGCCGTTGGCGATTGACGAGTTGTCTGCTTCGTTGCGTGACGGAGAACTTGACTTGATGTGCGAGTACACGTTGGCTGAATTGCGTACGTTTGTGCGCTCTCAGAACGGCAGGATGAATGGTTCTCCGCACGATGACCGTGTTATGTCGCTGGCTATTGCGTTCCAAATGTTGAAGTATGTGTGGCTTCCTGAGTATCGGGGCGACCAGCAGATCCCGAAGTACAGCATGTCTTGGTTTGAGCGTTTCGCCATTCACGACATCCAACCGTTCGAGCGGGTGCCTATTGGTGCTCATAATTCCCGAAAACAGTAGGTAACGATCTCCCCAATGGGTGATGGGCACTCTTATTTGTGAAAACTGCAACCGAACTTTCACGTTTGACGTGGTTCCGAGACGAGGCGCTATCTGTTTCAAGTGCCACATCAAGGGCATTTCGTTTGGTTTCCAGCAAGGACAGCAGATGTTTCACGACAAGACGATCAAAGAGCAGGAACGGGAGATCATTGACTCCGCTAAGCGTGAGGGTCGTGACATTGAGTACGTAGGAAATAGGTGGGTGTGAGATGCCTACGTGGGCGCAGATCGTCGTGGCATTGGCCGCTCCTTCAGGCGTACTGGTGGCGTTGATAGAGCGAACCAGACGAGAGAACAACAGGGATCATGCGTCCAACGCAAGTTTGCTGAGGCAGATCGACTCAAAGGTCGATCACGTAACCGAACGAGTAGATGGTCACATCGAATGGCATCTTGACCGAAAGGATAAGTAATGGACTACAGGGAAGCATTACGTCGTGGGGTTGCAACGTTTGTTGCTGGCGCAACTGCGGCACCGTTGACAGCGGCAGTTGTTGATATTTCGTTCTTCAAGGCGGCGGGAGCCGCTGGCGTTGTTGCGGTTTGGAACTGGGCGGCACGTCTCGCACAGTCGTACCTGTCTCAGCCGTCAAAGGTTCTCTGATGGCGCGTCCTTCCAATTCAGACAAACTTGCCAAGTACCGCAAACACCTAAGTACATCAAAACGTTGGCGTCGTGACGAGGACTATGACTCAACATGGCGGCGACTGATCGACCTGTATCGGGGTCGGCACTACGAGTTCGCAACAGATGAGGACAGATTGCTGGTCAACATCTCGTTTGCGACGATCAACGTGATCGCACCGTCAATCTCGGTGAACTATCCGAAGATTGCTGTGAACGCCACGAAACCTGAGGATGCCCCCAAGGGGATCATCACTGAGGCGATTGTGAACTATTGGTGGCGTCACTACAAAGTGAAACCAGAGTTCCGTCGGGCAGTCAAAGACTTCCTTGTGGTTGGGCACGGCTGGCTCAAGGTCGGCTACAAATATGTTGAAGAGGAACGAGTAGCAGACGCAGACGAATACTCTGACGCCGAGGTTGACCACATGACAACGATCACTGTGGTAACCGAGGATCGTCCGTTTGTGGAGCGGGTGTCGCCGTTTGACATCTTTGTTGACCCTGATGCAACGTCAATGCGTGACATCAAGTGGATAGCGCAACGTATCCGCCGCCCTCTGAAAGAGGTGCAGGCGGACAAGCGTTATCAGAAGCAGGCGAGAAGTGAGGTCAAGGGAACGACTCGTTCTCGGTATTCGTCGAACGAACCGCACGACAAAAAGATTCAAGACGATTCGCATTCATACGTAGACGTGTACGAGTTCTACAACTTGCAGTCCAATGAGATGAGTGTGTTCGCTGATGGCGGTGAGCAGTTCCTTATCAAGCCACACAAGATGCCGTATGGGTTTGGTCATCCGTTTGTAATGATCCGCAACTATGACGTTCCAGATCATTTCTATCCGATGGGCGATCTTGAAGCGATTGAGCCGTTGCAACGTGAGTTGAACGAAACCAGAACACAGATGATGAATCACCGTAAGCGGTATTCACGTAAATATCTGTACAAGGAATCTGCGTTCGACGTTGACGGACGTAACGCTCTTGAGTCCGACTATGACAACGTGATGGTTCCTGTTTCGGCGGATGAGCCGTTGTCGAATGTTGTTGCTCCGTTCCCTGCGATTGTTACTCCGCCAGAGTTTTACAACCAGTCGGAGATGATCTCAAGCGACGTTGAGTATGTGACGGGCGTGTCGGAGTATCAGCGTGGTGGTTTGCCTGAGATTCGCCGTACCGCAACTGAGGCGGCAATCATGCAGGATGCCGCTAACGCTCGGGCGGCTGACAAGTTGGCAACAATCGAAGGTTCTATCCAAGAGGTTGCGTCTCGTCTGGTTGCTTTGGCACAGCAGTACATGACAGGCGAGCAGGTTGCGCGTGTTGTCGGCAAAGATGGTGTGCCGATCTGGATAACGTTTGATCGTGATTACATCTCTGGCGAGTTCGACTTTGAGGTTGAGGCAGGCTCTACTGCCCCGAACAACGAGTCGTTCCGTCGTCAGATGGCGTTGCAGATGGTGGACGCTATGTCGCCGTTTGCGAGCGCTGGGGTTGTCAACGTTCAGCGTCTAGCGGCACACGTTCTTCAGTTCGGTTTCGGCATCAAGAACCCTGCCGAGTTCCTTGAGGTGCCGCAACCAGAGCAAGCACAGCCACAGCCGACGGCAGAAGGTGGGCAGATGCCTGTCCCGATTCCTGAGCCTGCACCAGCAGGAATACAGCAGATGGTGGCACCTCCGCCTTCCAATCCACAAGCACTTTCAGGCGTTGACCCCGCTGTGTTAGCGGCTTTATCAAGCCGCATGGGTATGGACTTGAACAACACGATGTAACGATTTTCCCTATGGGGTGAGGTGTTTGGAATAACCGAAAGGACTCCTGTGACCGAATCCATAGATACCGCGGCGATAGACCCCACTCCTGTTGAGGCAGACAGTGGACAAGTCGAAGCAGATAGCGGAACACCAGAGCCAGAGGCTCCTTTACTGAATACCGAAGATTTTGCCGATCACCATGTGGTCGTCAAAGTTGACGGTCAGGACGTACGGGTTCCTTTGTCCGAGGTAACTGCGGGCTACCAACGTCAATCGGATTACACCCGAAAGACACAGGAACTTGCAGAGCAAAGGCAACAACTTCAGTGGGCTAACGCCATCGCACAAGCGTTGGACAACAACCCTGACGAAACGATCAAACTGTTACAGCAACACTACGGAGTTAGTGCGGCTGAGGCTCAGAAAATTGCGGACAACGCAGTTGAGCAGGCAGATGGATCGGACAGTTGGGTTGATCCAGTCGAAGCGAGGGTGAAGGAACTGGATTCTCGTATCCGCCAGTTTGAGGAGGAACGGGAATATCAGCGGCTTGAACGTGAAGTTCAGCGTTTGCAAAACACATACGGCGAGGACTTCGATGCTCAAGAAGTGATTGCTCAAGCGTTAGCAACGAACAACACAAACTTGGAAGCAGTGTTCAAGCAGTTGGCATTTGACCGATTGCGTGCCCGCACTTACGCAACTGAACGGGTTGCCGATGAGAAGGCCGCTGAAGAGGCGGCAATCTTGGAGGCGAAACGTGCTGGCGGTGTGGTCGCAGGAGGGACAACGGCTAACGGTGTGACCGCTGTCGATGCTTCGCCAATCCGTACTGTTTCGGATGCTTGGTCTGCCGCCAAACGGCAGTATGGCATCTCTTGATCCACTAGGAGAAAACAATGGCTGGTAACAGCAACTTCAACGAACTTCTATCAACCACGATTGCGAACTATCGCGATCAACTTACTGACAACGTGTTCAACGCACGTCCGCTCACCGCACACCTCATGGACAAAGGCCGTGTTCGTATGCTCAGTGGCGGTACGAAAATTGTTGAGCCGTTGATCTACGGTGAGAACAACACTGTTGGTTCGTACTCAGGTTACGACACCATCGACCTCACACCTCAGACTGGCGTCTCAGCCGCCGAGTACGAATGGAAGCAGTACGCCGCTTCTATCGCAATCAGCGGTATCGAGGAAGCCAAGAACAACGGCGAAGAGGCAATCATCAACCTGTTGGAAGCAAAGGTCATGCAGGCCGAAGAGTCCATGAAGGAAGGCTTCAACGCTATGTTCTTCGGAACAGGCACAGGAGACGACTGGAACGGTCTTGAGAACCTGGTTGACTCAACAACCGCAGTTGGTGGCATTGACCCAGCGGGAACTGGCAACGGTTTCTGGGCATCGTACGAAGAGGGCACTGCTGGTGCGCTCTCGCAAGCCGACATGACCACCGCATACAACACGGTGTCGGTCGGTAACGACCATCCCGACATGATTATGACCACTCAGACTTTGTTTGAGAAGTACGAG